ATCTCTTATTTTAACGTGAGGTGTATATAGAGCAGAGTAGGAGGAGTTAAGATTAAGAGTAGTTTTTCTATAAGCTACTATATCTGTCATATAACTACTTGAATCTTCAGTATAATATGGAGTAGACAATATACCAACACAGTCTTTTCTGCTTTGGCACAAACTATCTATAGCTTGTTGATATGCTACGGTAGCCCATCCTCCGTCCATTATTACTGTTAAAGGTATCTCTGCTTTGTTATTCAATGTATTAAGAGCACTAATCATATTAGTATCAGTTACTGATAATCCGTCTAATGCTCCAGTTAATGTCAAGAAGGTAGTTTGTTCTTTTATAGTCTCAGTACTGACAAGAGAAGTATTATCTATTGCCCTAATATAACTAGAACCTAATAGAACATCTTCTATGTAGATGTTTTTACCATATCCATCTTTAGCATTTACATCTCTCGAACATGTAAATACCTCTAAAGTTTCTCCAGTAGATTGTTTATACACTTGAATCTGAAACGCATCTGGTTCTTTTACAACGTCTGGACTATTAGCATAAGTAAATAATTTTATCTCAATATCATTAGCCCAAGAACCTTGATTAGCTCCTGTTATAAGGAATAAGTCATCTGATTGAAATTCATAAGTTTGTGGATTTACTAAACTGTTTCTAAAAATGGTACCGTCTACTACGTTACTAGCTAATGTTTCGGATACTACAACTTCTGTATCTCCTGCTACTAAAGTAGCACTTACTACTGTATAAACTCCATCATTTCCCGTAGAGCCTTGAACTCCTATTTTATCTCCAACATGACAAAAAGATGTTAAATCTGTAGCCATTGTGAATTTTTTGTTAGGTTGGTCTACTGCTGTAATAGCTCCTATCTCAACATCAGTTAATTGGATGTTGGTATTAATAGTAGATACCTCTTTGTATATGCTACCGTCTGCTGTAGCATCGGGAACAACTTCGGATACTACAACTTCTGTATCTCCTGCTACTAAAGTAGCACTTACTACTGTATAAACTCCGTCATTTCCAGTAGAGCCTTGAACATTTATAGAAGTAACTCCTGTAAAGGAAGCTGTTAAATCTCCAGTTAATGTGAATTTTTTGTTAGGTTGGTCTACTGCTGTGATAGCTCCTATTAGAGTATTAACTAATATAGGAGTTTTTCTCACAACTAAACCACCGTATGTGGAACCATTATCGGCTCTTACAACCCATAATCTATTAGCTTTTGATAAATAGGCTAAGGCAGAATAAAAAGCCATATTATATCCCACTTCTACTCTTTGATTAGGAGTAAAATAGTTTAATAAGTCTGTATCCGAAGTTACAAATATAGGCTTATTAATATCACCTTTTGGTGCTGGGATAGCTATAGCTGCATAAGTTCCTAAGGAACTTGGAACTCTTGTAGAGATATCAATCTCTTTTACATTTATGCGAGGTGCTGTCATTATTAATTCTCCCGTATCAAATTATATTAATTTTTGTATTTTTAACAGAGGATTAAGTGCTCCTTCTATATCGGAGATTTTCTCAACAAAGAAACTTTCCCTAGGAGATACTACTTTAGATTCTCCTTTAAGAACTATATTTATAGGGTAATCTGCTCTGGAAACGATTTTTGCTTCAAACATTTTATTATAACTCCTAATTAATACTTCAATCCTATTTATAATATAAACTATCAACCATCTATATTTATTTCCTCGTATGGTTGGTTCATAATTAAATTTCCCATATCTGGAACATTTTTTATCTTTAAAGATATATGTTTTATTAGCTTAGAACTTGCAATTCCAGAAGGACCCCCTGAAGCATTTTCTTTTTTTATGACGGGATACTCTAAATTAAACGAATTAACTAAAAAGCATATTTCCCCTCTTGATTGGTCGTTATAGTTTTCAAATTGGTTAGATTCAATATCTTTTAAAAATATTGTAGCTGGAACTTCCATTATCGTATTTTGTTTAATCATGATTCCATCAGCTATAGCAGAATTTATAGATTCTTGAACTATTATTTCTGTGGTTCCCGCTACTATGATTGAACTTACTACGGTATAAGAACCGTTATTACCAGTAGAGTTTATAAGTAACAGAGAGTTTAGAGGTTCTAAAGTAAATTCTGCATTCAAAGTAAATTTTTTAAGTCCTTGGTCTACTCCAATTACAGTATCCAAATCCAAATAATCTGTTGGAACTTGATAAGTAGTCTGATAATGTTTGGTTCTGTCGTAAGCCATTAAAAAATATTCTTCAAACTCCATTAAATAGGTAGGGTCGTTAGATACCCAACAAATATTAGTTTGAGCTTGCACATTCTTAACAGTATATAAATCTGCCGATAATGCTCCTACGTTTCTATGAGATGCTTTAAATTGTCTTGGTTGTGTGGGAACAGCATTTAAAACTCCTCTATTATACATAGCAAAAATAAAAGGTTCCCCCCTATCCTCATAAACAAATTGAGATAATCTTTTGTATACCTTGTCTTCAAAGCTAAAATTAATATTATAAAAATAATGCTTGTTCCCTATATCTGGAAACTCTAAAAAATTAAAGCCAGAATTAACTTTCATATCTATAAAGAATCTTTGTACTGCAAACTGATAAAACATATTCTTTCCTTTAAGTAAGTGGACGTAAGTATTGTTTAATCATAATAGTGCTGTGGTCTCCAGTAACAACTCCATTAGCATCTGTAGCTAAGGCACCAGTAACCACTTTATCTATTTCTGTTTGGAAAGACATCTTAGCCCCTCCTAAGAAAGCATCTATCCTAGCTCTTGGGGGTATCCTTTTCTGTTCATGAGTTATTATGTAAGGTCTTTCGTCTCCAAAGAAGCTTTCAAACTGAGTTAAATTTCCTCTCATAGCATCTGGTTTTATAAAATTAACTATAAGGATTTTTCTATTCGTTTCATCTGGAATAGCCTTATATCTTACTTTTCCAAAATCATCAAACATATCATCCAACTTATCTGGTAAGTATACACTACAAGGGAGTCCAAACAAATCTTCGTATATGTCTAAAATATCTGGTGTTAAATCCGTAAAAATCTGCAATAAATCTGTAAGAATTGACGACATCTAATAATCCTCTCAATCTAAATATAATATAAAACAAAAATGGGACAGACCTCTCGGTTGTCCCTTAGTAATTATAATATAAAATTATCTTTCGTTTATGAGATTATCTAAATGTTTACTAAAATAGAAGAGAACTTCTCTTTTATCAGACTCTGTAGCGTGGTGGTATTTCTGTATCTCTTTCCATACCTCTTCTTTGCTCAAATCCTTCCATCTATTTTTTATGTTGTTCTCTATCCGTTCTATAGTTCCAGTATAACCTGTTTTATGATTTCCTCCTCCAAAGTCTCCTACCCCTTCATGTTTCTTTTTCTTTTTAGTCGATTTCATTTTCTTAGAGGCACCAGCACCCGATAAGTTATAATTCTGACCTCTGGCATCTACTACGCTCAAAGGAAGTTTAGGAAGTGCTCCTAAGTCAGCTACCGTTCCGTCCTCTTGTATTTTTGCTCTTCCTACATTTATAGCTTGTATTAAATGTTCTTTTACCTGTTTAGCTCTTTCTACTACATCGTCGGATGCTCCGTAGGACATTCCTTCGTCTTTTATTATGCTGTCTAAGGTCTCGAGAGAATTGTGTATATCGTCAAGAGTACTTTGTAGAGTATCTTCATATATATCATAGTTTTCGTTTATTACTTTTTTTATTCTCTTGAAAGACATTTTTATTACCATCCATCTTCTTCGTTGTCATAGTCATCATAACTATCTTCTTCTGATTGTTCAAAATGAATACAGCCAAAATTCATACCAACCATGTGTTCTCCTTCTTCGAGATAAACACCAGCTCCATCTATGTTTAGTTCATTATGTTCATTGACATCTTCGCTAGTACATTCACCCATCAGTCTGGAAGATTCATTCTCTTTATAAAATTTACACTCGTGGCAATACCCAGTCATTATTCTTCCTCGTCTCCAGATAATTCTTTGTGTAGTTGTACATAGTGGTCATAGTTATCTAAATCTGCTTTAGACACTGAGCCAACACCCATACGTCTTCCTTCTTTTTGAGCTTGCATAGCTTTAACCTTAGCTATAAATTTAGCTTTCTCTATCTGTTCTGGAGTTCCTGCTCCGACAGCACCTCCAGTTCCACCCTGAACATCTATCGCATGGAGTTTAGGAATGTTATTTTTTATATTATCCATAAAGCCTTCACTTTTTTCTGGACGGAATTTAACTTTAAGTTTATCCATGAGAGCATCAGCTTTATTACCAATCTCTGGGTCTTCCGATTTATGCCAAACTTTAATATTGTTTAAAGCTCTTATTACCTTGGCATACCCTTTTTTATCTACTAAGTCAACATAATGTTTAAAAGGAACTTGCCAGATCACTATGTTTAACTTTAATCTTGACTTTGGCTTTTTCGTCGAGTTTTAGAGAATCAATCAATTGATTAATTCGTCCGAAATTTTTACTCTCCATCTTATTTTCCCCATTATCTTTATTATCAATTCTATCCATTTTATCTTTAGGAGATTCTTCTTCTCCCCCTTTATCTTCCGTAGATAATTGATTCCATTTTTTATTTACATATTCATCGTCAAAAAAAGGTATTACAAACTTCACTCCCTTATAAGAAGAATAATTTTCTTCTGCTTTGTCTCTAAAAACAAAAGTTCTTCTTACTTGAGTACTGTTATAATTTCCATCATCGTCTACTTCCATATAATGAAATATCATATTGTCATCAACACCATTTCCATATATAAAAGAAAGTTGTCCGAATTCCTTAGCTAACTCTTCTAATTCATCTAAAGATAATCCAGTAACTAAATAAGAATTTTCCAAAACTCCTTCAAAATTTCCTTGAAGGGGAAATACCCTCGTATTGGGATGAGTTTTAAATTTCTTTAAAAGAGTATAATTTCTTTTATTATTAACAGAGTCGGGTAATCTTTTACCCATACTATTTTCAGCAGTAATAATACCAATACTTAAATTCTTTCCAGACTTTCCTCTTAGTACTTTTTCCACATCTGAAAAAATAGTTCTTTGCTCTGAGGTTAGCATTTTTAATCTCCGAATTTAGTTTTCCTAAATATAATATAAATATTACAACCTTGTTTTTCTAAACTCAAACTTTTTATCGTTTATTAATCCATATAATATAATAGACTCTTTATCACAATCACAAGAAGTTTCCTTACTTCCTAGTTCCAAAGTATTAGATACTAGTTTAATATTTCCACAAGAATGACATTCTAAGATAGAATAAGTATTCATGGTTAAACTCCTAATTCGTTCCATACTTGTAATATAGTGCCATAACAAGAATATTCTTTTCCTATCTTATTTCCATCCTTAGTCAAATTCATCACATCTACTAAAATAGAAAAAGGTAACTGTTTTATCTGAACTTTATAAGAAAGTTGTTTTAACAATTTAACTTTATCTTTTTTATTTAAACTTATTGACCCGTCTTTCAATATTCTCATAGTATCTCCTTTAACAATATAATTTTATAATAACAAAAAGAAGACTATATTTCAAGTCTTCTTCTATAAGTTTGTTACAATACTTATTATTGATTTATTCTTCTTCCCCCCTAAACGTGGGACAAACCTCCCAAGACATATCTTCAACACCACAGGTAATTTTAGTTTTACTACAAGTTCCATTAACTTGTTTTTGAGGACAAGTTAATATAGTTCCCAAACTAAAACCGCAGGAACCACAGGTGTCCTCTTTTATATCTATCTCACCGCAACTGGGACAGAAAGCTCTCGTATCTTCTGACATGTTATCCTCCCCTTAAACTTTATATACTATAAAGATAATCCATTATTCTGTAACATGGCTGCAAACTGAGCTAGGTGCTTACAAAGACCTTGATATTTTCTAACATCTGGATTTCTGGGGGCATGAGTTTTTGTTTTCCTGACATAAGGTTTAAA